GGAAAGAGGAAAATGGAAAACCAAAAATTGAGGTGATTTAGAATGATTACAAGAAAACGTTGCAAGGTTTGCCAACACGAAGATAGAGAAACTCTTGAATTGCGTATCAGAGAAATGCAAACAACTCCTGATGAATTAGACCGAGAAATGGGTTGGGCTTCAGGAGTAACTGCTCGACATATGCGTAATCATGCAGGTGATTATGACAACAATTCAAATCCACAGTGCAAATTATGCACAGACCCAAGCCGCATTGAGTGGGAATTGGCACTAAGAGAAGGTGAAATTTCCCCAACAAAGGTAGCAGAGGCAATTGACTGTACGCCTGAACAAGTACGAAAGCATCTCAAAACTCATCTAAAACCATTGGTTCAGAAATCTGCGGCACAAATGATTGCGGCAAAAGAAATCAATGAGATTGATATGTTGAGTGTGAACGTACAGAGACTTGATGCAATGGTTCACGATTGGATGCAGAGAGAAGATTTGACGCCAAAAGAAATGGACACATTGGTTAAGTTGGCCAAAGAAGTTCGTGAATCACTCAAATATTTGTTAGAGTTTAAGGGTAAACTTGTTCACAAGCGACAAGATACAATTGTTATCGCACAGATGCAAATTGTACAAGAGGTTCTTTCACAGCAACATCCAAGTGTATGGCTTGATATTAAGAGTAAGATGCAGGAGAAGTTAGTATGAGTTGGGAAAATATATTAAGAAAAGGCGATGCTTGGGAAATGGAACAAACTTATGGAATGAGTGGCGATGAACTTGTAGAGTATTTGACTGAAGATGGTGAAGAAATTAACCCGTATCATACATTAGATTTTCACGCAGATAGTGAAGATGGATTAGGCACTGATGAAATTTTGAACAGGGCTTTAGGTAGTAACAAGTCAATTAAAGATTTACCTGAATTAAGAGATAAAGAACCTGAAATGAGAAAGAAATTGGCCGCTTATTTGAAAAAACATTATCCTGATTTTGCTGGTTCAGAAGATTATTGGATGGATTATTTCTTTGGTAATAGTTCATTTGATGGTCCTTTTTGGCCTGAAGAAAGAAATGGTAAATTATGGGATGGATATGATGAATTTGAAGATTGGGATGATTGGCGACGAAATACTGAAGCAAATAATCCGTATTTTTACTGGTGGAAACAATGAATTGGCAAGATATACTAAAAATGATGGGTCCTCGACAATTTATGGAGGGTCTTCAAGAAAAAATAGGTGGAGATATTTCGGGTGGGCATAAATCCAAACAAAGAACAGGTCGTCAATACTTTTCACCTGTAAGTTTTCAATTAAATTATGATGGCGGCTCGGTCAAATTAGATTTACAAAAAGACACGACTTACAAAATAAATGTAAATGGAAAAATATTTGTTGGATTTAGTCTAAAGAAATTACTTGAGCAAACAATGGAACACTTGGAAGGTGGAGAAGAATGAGTTGGGAAAAGATACTAAAAGCAGATGTAGATGAACTAGAAAAAATTGCGAAGGAACTTGACAAAGCAGTTGAAATGCATAGAAGTCAGGCAGAAAGAATCAGAGCGCATATCAAGGCAATGAAAAGCGGCGGTAAAAATACGGAATCAGAGAACAGGTAAAACGTGGTGATTAAATGTCTTGGGAAATTATGCTAAAGGATTTGAGAAGCAGGGCAACAAATCCCGAAGCAATGGCCACAAGAATGGGTTCAGGTCAATATCAACCAAGAGATAAGCCAATGTTTGACAAAGAAGGTACACTTTCTACTGTTGAAAAATTTATTCTTTTTCTTAGAAAACAAGAAGAAACTGAAAATTTAAAAAATGCTATTGAAGCGTTGGGCTATTACCGACAAGATTTACAAAATCAAAAAGATGGTGATTAAATTGTCATGGGAAGATATACTAAAAAACGATGTTGAAAAAATTAAACAGAACATAATTAACCATTTTAATTTACAAGGTGCTGATACAGGAAACATTTTAGAAACGATTGGTGATATTCAGCGAGGAAGACATTATGATGCAGTAAATGAAATTTTAGAAGTTAGTGGTTTGGATGCAAATAATCCATCAAGTAAAAATTTATTTGGTCAGGCGTTAAATGAAATGAAGGAAGGTAAAATGCCTTCTCGACAAGCCGCACCAAAACCACCTGCACCAAAACCAGCCCATGCAGTTATTCCTGATGAACACAGAGATAAACCAAAAAAAGACCCAAAGGAAACCCCTAATCCGGCAATTATTCCTGATACACATAGAGATAAAGGAATACCTTGGAGAAAGTGATTAAAATGTCATGGGAATCCCTATTGAAAATTGTCGATGCAGACATTGGAGATTGGGATGAATTGCTTAAAGAAATTACAAAATTAAGTTTAGATATGAGAAAGGCGTTTAGTGCTAATGACCATTCAAAGGCAGAATCAATCAATGAAGAAATTTTAGTGAAGTCTAGAGAATTAGGAGAATTTTATTCTAAAAAATGGCATCAATTTATTGGCCAAAGACCGGAGTTTGAGGAGGATTTACCATGAGTTGGGCAGAGATTCTGAAGGCACAATTCTTGCCCGGAAATAACCCTCGACGTTGGGTTCAAATTCTTGGCAGTGAACAGGAATTTCAGAAGTTTTTGAAAATTTTGGAGTCAGGAGATTTCAAACAAGAAGGAAAGGTCAAGACCTTGCGATTCATTGAACAAGATAACTTTGACAAATTGATTAGTGAGATTTTCAATAAGGGTGTTGATGAAGATGATGCTGAAGCCCGATACCAAACATTGAAGGTTTTGATTCCAAAGAACATTGAAGAGGATAAACGCGGAGGTCGCCAACCTGTCAACTTTGAAGAATTCAACTCGACACTAAATGCAATCCAAAATGCAATCAAAGGAAATCGACCTGCTAAACTTCCGCAATTATTCAAGACTGCCGAGATATTTGCAAGGCAACATCCAAAAGTTATCGAAGGTAAAAAAGGACAAGTACGAAATGATTACGGAGTAGTCATTGGCGGCTATCTTGCGTCTAAGAACCCGTTAAGTACAGATGAGTTTGGTAACAGAGTAATTGATTCATCACACTTCAAGGAACTCACAGGTTTGCGAACTCTTAGAGAAATGAAGGAACGTAAAGTTAAGGTTCCTGAAGCAAAAGAAGGTGAAGAACAATTGACGGCTTCACAACATCCTGAAGTTTTAGCAATCAAAGATGACTATGTTCTATTGAGAGTATTTGCACTAAGAGGTAAACAGAAAAAACTTGCCAATGTAAGGCAAAAGGATTTCAGG